TATCCCACTTGGATCGAGCCACCGGGGGCGACGAGGGTCGAGGGGTATTGCATGCCGCCGCTGAACACACCAGTGCTGGTGTTTACCGCCGCGCCGGTGCCAGAGCACACCTGTATCCACATCGCGGGCGTGGTCGCAGCGTACTGCGTGCAGCCAAACCAAAGCTTGAAGAGGACCGGGTTGCTCGAAAAGAGCGGGTCGTTGAACTCGAACACCATGAATCCTGCGACTGGCGCGCTGGTCGTAGGCGCGGCGACCGAGGTAGTGTCGATCTCACCAGAGCAGGTGACGTGCGTCAGACTGACTCCGACCGGTGCGGTACCGCTGTTTGCGGTCAGTAGGTCGATGACTTCCTGGACCCAAGCCTGGAAATTCGCGTTCGAAGAGTTCGAAGCTGGGGTCGTGGTAACGGCTGTATTGACGGTCATTATTGCATCCTCAAGGAAATCGTAACCAGAGTGAAGGTAGAGCACGAATTTAGGGTGAAGAGTATCACGTCACCTGCGGAAAACGAAGTCGTCCATCCTGACAGGCTCGTGATGCTATTGGCTTTTGCTGCCGTGATACCCACGGGTGCGCCGCCAGTGATGTCCCCGGCGATGACAGGCGGGAAGGTACCAGCGGGGGCCTTCCAGATCGAGAACGAGCAGGTGCCGGGACCGCCAGCCGAGAGCATATCCACGCCGATCAGGGTGCAGTCAGCGGGGATGGTGATAGGTATTTGTACCGAACCAGCCGCCACGACCGGGCCGCTGCTGGACGACCAGGCCGCGCCCTTAGAGGTCGGCTTCAGCGCGGCGGGCACCGACAGATACAGCACGACGCTGACGCTGGTGAAGCCCGAGGTCGAAAGGAGCCGCAGTAGGAGCACGTCATTGGCGTTGATGGCCGTGGTCCAGCCGGTCAAAACGGCGTCCGAGTAGGTCGTGCCAGCCGAGATGGTGGGCTTGGCCGACGCGGTGATGCTCGCGGTCGGAGGGTAAGTCCCGCCAAACGGGGCCTTGAAGATGTCCACTTGGCATGAGCCGGTGCCGCCTTCTGTCAAGAGCACGACCTTTGCAATGGTACAACCTTGTGGGATGATCAGCGGGATATCGGGCGCGCTCGTCATCACGGTCGTTCCACCCGTGAACGTGCCACCACGCACTATCTCGATGTCGCTCAGGGTCACTGCTCCGCCGCCCCCGCCCGATGGCGTCTGCCAGGAGACGCCGGTCGCCGCCGTCGAGTCAGCCGTCAGCACCTTGCCGTTGGCCCCGACAGGCACGCGGGCTCCGACCGTCGAGAATCCGTACAGATCGCCCTTGGTCGTCAGCGGACCATACGGATGCGTGATCTCGGCGTTGATGGTCCCGTTCGTGGTGATGGGGCTGCCGGTGACGGTCAGCGTAGAACTCGTGAACCCGACGCTCGTGACAGTGCCGCCGCCACTGGTTGGGTAGAAGCCCTTGACACCAGCGCCGTTGGTTCCATAGAAAGTGTTGGCTCCCGGACTCGTCGCGTCGTTGACCAACTCGATGGGGTTCGCGGGCGAGCCGTCGCCTTGGATCGACTTGGCCGTGTTGCCGGTGCCAGCCGCGCCTGCTTTGATCTTGTTCGCGGAGACGACACCGCCGATGTAATTGACGATGCCAGCGTTGATCAGTTCGCTGAGCTTGACGAAGCTGTCACCGGGCTGGCCGCGCAAGCGTTGCGCAACCTCGGTGGTCTCCTTCAACTGAGTGAGGACAACCTGGTGATTGTCCAAACTCTTCGTAGGTGCTCGGATAGCGGTGGTAATTCCTGCGGTCGCCACGACGCTAACCTCACAACTTCATGATGAAGAACACTGCGCGGTAAGGCGGCGATTCCACCGTGTGGGTATGGGTCGGCAGCACTGCCGCTGTCGGGGTGAACGGAGCGGTCGTGCCAGCATTCGGGCCGGTGTTGACCGAGTTGCGAACGCCAGCGCCGCTGCCGGTGAAGAAGTACGCCGCGCCGGGGGAGATGCCGGGAGCACCCATCACCATGCCAGTGCTTCCACCGAAGAAGTCGATGGGGTGCGTGTGGCTGGGGAAGTTGCTCGGCGACAGCGTAACCGGATTGATGACCGGCGTTCCGCCGCTCGCGGGGTCCGTGACGTGCGCGTAGCTGCCGGTGGAAGCGAGCGATCCGCCTCCGCCGACGATGAACTGGTCCCGAAGATCGGGGGTGCCGCTCGTGCCATTGCACAGCGCCCATCCTGCGGGAATGGCCGAGGAAAGCCCCGTCCAGATCACGACCATGCCAGTGACGATCAGCGCCGTGCCAGCAGGCATATGAGCCGCCAGGTTGCCGGTAGTCAACAGTACGCTGCCACCTTCAGTCGCCGGTCCACCGATGGGGACGTTGATCTCGTTGCTGGTGTCGCCCGGTTGCGAGCGCATCTTGGTGCCAGCGATCTCGCCGAGTTGGATCGAGCCACCGCTGCCCATGTTGAGGACGCCGGACAGGGTGGTCGTTCCAGACAGCGTATCGCCCCCGGTCTTCTGCAAGAAGGTACTCAGAACCACTTCCGTGATGCGCTGCTCAACGCGCGATCCGGATGCGAAGTTCAGGGCCGTGGTGCCCTCCTGTGCGCGCACGATGGTCAGTGCGTCGCCAGTCCGTCCTGTGCAGTAGACCACTTCGATGTCGCCGCTAACATCTTCGAGAGTGATCGCCGCGATTTGTCCCGCCGAGATGGTCGGGAACAGTGCGCCTTGGCCTGCCTGCACGGTTGCAACCGTATCGCTCGGTACGATGGCCGAGGCGAGAAGCGAGGACGCGTTGTTCGAAAAGACGAATATGTTGCTCATAGATTCTCTCGCAGGGTGTATTGCACCACGTCCTCAAGGATTTGTCCCAGGCTCGTGGTAGCAAGGAACTGCACTTCATACACTGCAGTGTTGTTCCCGCCCGAGCAGAAGTAGGCCGCGCCGATGGTCGGACCGCCGATCACGTCCGGTGGCAGCAGGGCCATGCCATCAATCACCAGGGGGCTGGTCAGATCAATCGGGCTGATCGCCGTCGCTACGGACAGGATGCTCTCGCCCGGAGCCAGGAACAGGGTGTAGTCCAGCACGTATCGCTTGCGCTCGGCGGGGGACTGCGTGAATCGTGCCTGAAACGTGCTCATATCTACCTCACCGTGTTGTTCTCACGCGGCTTCCAGATGCGTGGCTTGATGCCCTTGGCGTCAGTCACAAGTATAGGCCGGAATGTCCTTGACGCCACGAATTTTGTGAACTTCAGGTTCTGGGCAGCGAGCAACGACTGGAACTGGAACTGGAACCTTCCCACGATGTTGGGGCCTGCCTGCGTCATCAGGGTCCCGGCTCCTATGAACCCAAGGTCGTATTCGACCCCGAAGCGGTCGCGCTGGGCACGGAAGTATAGGTGGTTGGTCGTGTTGTTGGTGTAGCACAGGATCACGTCAGACGTGCTCGACTGTGACGGTCGCGGATCATCCAGGCAGATGTATGGGTTGAAATCGTCGGTGCCCAGTGGGGTCAGGGTGTAGGCGCTGATGGTCGAGTCGTACCAGTAGAAGTACGCCGACGAGTCGATCATGAAGGCCACCTGCGCGCGGCCAGACTGGTCGAACGTCCCGGCCACCCAGTTGATCACGTCGGTGCCGACGTAGACGGTCGTCGGCGAGCCGGTGGTCTGCGGCGTGAAGATCACGTTGTTGGCACCATCGGTGCTGACCTCCCACACCTGATAGAGCAAGCCCTGCGAGGAGTCGCCTATGGCGATTGGCCCCTGACAGAAGTCGTGCAGCGCCGGTTTGACAGCGCTGGTCTTCGGCGCTACGAACGCCGCTGACTCTACCGTTAGTGAGAGCGCGTGGTTCGGGAGCATTACGGGTACCGACCCCAGGTGTGGCGAACGGTGAGAGACATCACTGTGGTTCCGTCCTTGGGGATCGACGCCGACAATTGGCATTGGAACGCGCCCAAGTCGTTGTAGCTGGTTCCGCAAAAATAATGGAAGCAGTTGATGCCACCAGACACGTTGCCAACAGTCAGGCCGAAGCCAAATACGGTATCGCGATAGTGGTTTCCAGCGCCGTAGGTCTGCAACGTGGCCGAATCAGGGTTGCCGGTGCCCGTGTAAGTCGGGCTAGATGCAGTGACAGCGCCGATGGTTCCCTGACCAACGGTCAGATTGGTCGTGCCGCCCTGTCCGCCGACAATATACGGGGACCATGACGCTGCGCTCGTGGCAGCCATCGCTCGGAGTGTATAGCCATACGATACGCCAGCAATCACCACAGTCCCGGTCACGTCCGCAGTTGGCACGTACTCTTGAATCTGGTATGTCACGTCGAGTGCTTCCGAAGACAGCACCGTGATGGTTGTCGGCGAGCCGAGTGAGTCGAGAATCAGAGCGCGACTGAACAAATTCACACCGCCAGTGTTAGGCCCCATGCCAACCTCAGACAAGTTGCCGGTGGCAACGCCGATGTTGAATCGGTAGGTCGCAGTGGACGTTCCGAAATACGGGGGTGAGGATTGAGCGGTACGAGTGAACGACGTATTGCTGTTGCTACTTGCTACGAATGATTGGAGCGCTGTGTCAGCATTCGTGGGAGCGGTATTGCCGGACCCGACACAACAAGACTGAAGGAACCCACCAGTGTTGCCGATGATCTCAAGTCCGTTGTCGGTGATCAAGTTGGGGAACCAATCAGCGAGCAGGCGCTTTGATCCGTCCGGACGCACAGCCTCAAGCTTATACATGCCGCGCAGCGCTGTGTGGATTTTGATTACGTTGTTCATGTGAGAGTACCTGCTATAAAATCGCCGTTCATTTTCATGTTCTCTATAGGCCATCGAGTGTAAGTCGTCAACGCGTTCGCGATTGTACCTGCCAAAAAGTCACCGTTCACCTTCATATTCTCTTCGGGCCAGAAAGTGTAAGTCACCAGGCCGGGGGCAAATGTTCCCGCGACAAAATCACCGCCTGTCTGGAACTCGTCAGGCACCCCATTGTTGTAACTCAACAGGTTGGTGGTCAGAGTCCCGGCAAGGAAGTCTCCGCCGATTTTAAAATTCTCCTCGGCGAGCGGCTCGAAATACGTCGCCGTATTACGCACACTGCCACCGGTCTTTATCGCCTCAACAGCGACCACCGGATATATCTGGCTCGTGTAATAAACCGGTGCCGTATAAGCCATGTCAGACCTCGAAGAATCCGCCGCTCGTCTGGTCGAATGCTACCAAATAGTTGAACCCCTGTGGTGTGAACGGAAAACCGATCCCGTCGTCGCTGTAATAAATCACCCGCGAATGCGAGTCGTCGCTGCCGAGGATGTAAATCAGCACACCGATCACGGGCGCGGGCTCGATGAACGCATTGAACGCGGGGATCGTCCCGCTGCAAATGCCATTCACCACGTTCTTGTTGGCAAGGATCACGTCGCGCACGATCAGGTTGCCAGCACCAACGTCGGCTACGGTGAGGTCGTCGAGACTCGGCGCATAGTTACCGTTCGTGAATGCCATGCGAATGTCCGCCGTGATCCAGTTGATCTGCGCGGTCGCGAAGTCTGTGCGGGCTTGGTTGTAAACGAAGCTGCTCATCCCGACGCCCTCGGGAGAATCTGCGACCCGGCGCGGCCAGCGAACGGTGGGAAGCGGAAGCCGGTGTTGGCCGGTCCGTAGCCCCGGTTCGCGAGGTCGCGATACAGCAGGATTTCCTGCCGGTACTGCTTCTGGTATTGCTGGGCCAGTTCCTTATCGGACCAGGGCTTCTTCGGCATCATGTACAGGCGCGCGAGCGTGCCCCATATGAGCGCGTCGGCGTGCTGCGTGTAGGACATGTCCGGAAGGATTGCTGCCAGAGTCGTGGGAACAAGCGACCCGTACACGTACAAAATGTTGCCATACGACTTGTCGGGCTTCGGGTACAGGACCATCTGGTCGGGCACCTGCATGTAGTAGCGCGTCGGCGGCGCGGGCGATCCACCGAGGAACTGTCGCACGCTCGGGACCAAGGGGAGCGGATCGTTCGCCTGATTGAAGGGGAACATGAACGCGCCGAGCACGAACTGGAGCCGGGTGTTCTGATCTATCGGATTGAGCAGCACGACATCCTGGCCCCCGTTGATCGCGTATGGGCCGACGTTCGCGCGCCATGCGGTGGAGCGCGTATAGAAATCGTTGAGGACGCGCGTCAGGTGCGCGCCGATCAGAGTGTCGGGAGCACCGGCAACCTGCTGGGCGACCATCTGCTGCACGTAGGTGATCGTTTGACCGCCGAGCGCCGCGCTGGATTGACCGCCATCGAGTGTGATAATCGCCATGGCTTATGGCCCCCGGAGTTGCTGGATGAAGGACGCCATCAACTGCGCGGAACGCTGCGTGTCCACGTACTCGTCGTCGGCGATCTCGACCCGCGCGGCGAGGTACACCACGACCGGGTTGTAGAAGAAGCGCTGATCCAGCGGGAACTGGGTAGCGGGAGCGGGCGGCGTCGGGTTCGCGATGCCATCAACGACCTGAAGGTCGGTGGTGTCGTACTGAATCACCGGCGCCTGCGAGAGAATCCCTTGGGTGAAGTTGCCGATGAACGCGTCGGGCCGGACCGTGTAGACGGTCAACAGCGCGGAGTTCAGGTACCCGAGATAGGTCTCGTCTGAATTGCGGTAGGGCTCGGATGCGTCATTGACCATCTGTCGAGCCTCAAGAATGCACTGATCGATTGTCTTTCCAACATAGCTGCTCATGTCACGTTCTCCTGAAGAAGAAAAGGGGACTACCGATTTCTCAGTAGCCCCCTTGATTCACATCACCCGAGGGCGATTACAGGCCAGAGTTCTTCAGAATCGCGCACCCGACCAAGGTCGGATTCACAACTTGGAAGCCCCAGACTTGCAGACCGCGCATCAAGGTGCCGAACGTGCTCTCGGACCGCAGGGTCTCGACCTTGGTCATCTGCGACGCAAAGGTCAGGCCCAAGCTGTGGCCGAAGTAGCTCGCATACTCGCCAGCCGCCAGACCGCCGCCGTTGCTGGCCGAGGCCAACTCAGGGTAGGTGGTGCCGGTCGCCGACGTGTTTCCGCTGTTGCCGATGGGCAGCAGGTTGGACACGTACACCGTGAAGCGGTCGATCATGCCGAGCCGACCATTGCGCGCGATGGACACCGCGTCTCCGGTCAGGTAAGCCTGCTGGAAGTTCGAACGCTTGATCATCGCAGCGGCCCATGCCGGGAGGACGATCCAGCGACCGGTTTCCGGAACGCGCTGTTCATCGAGAACCAGACCCGCGTCGATTATGTAATCGACAATCTTGCGAGCGTTGGTGTTGGTATTGCCAGTGCCGGTACCAGCAGCGACCGAACCAACGGAGAGCGGGACGCCTTGGGTGCTCGCGGCAACCAGGGTGTTCGCGCTGTATCCGAGGTTGATCGAAGCGGACAAGCGGCCAGCGGCAGTTCCACGGTTGGCGGGATCAACCGCGTTTCCGATGCTGTCGATGGTCAGGATGGCGCTATCAACGTAGACCTTCATCTGCTCCGATGCGTTGTCGGCCCAGTTGCTCAGCAAGTCAACGTCGGCCTGAATCTCCATCACGTCGTCGAGGACGGTGTTGAAGTACGCGCCTTGGTTGATCTGCAACTGCACCAGCGGGCTCGACGGACGCTGCACGGTCAGGGCCTGGTTGGCCGCATACGTGTTGATCGTGATCGTCGGATGGGTGCGGATGTTGACGGTATCGCCGTAGTTGCGAATCTCGCCTTCATAGTCCGTGGACGCAATCGCACCGAGCACGGTCGCATCGTAGAACTTCTCGACGAACTTTCCAGACCAGATGGTCGGGATAAAGACGCCGGTATACGCAGGACTCGGGTTCGAGCCAAGGTACGGACTGCCTGAAATTGGGTAACTCATTTTCAAAACTCCCGGAGACGCACTCCGATATCAAATTTTAACTGTTGGCATGGTGGTCACGCCGGTCGGGCTTGATTCGCCCTTCTTGCGTGGCGGCTGCTATATCTGCCGAGAAGCGCGCGTAGTCTTCTTGGCTGATCTGCTTCTTCCTAACACGTGTGTAGAAATTTCTGATCTCGCTTTCGGTCCAGATTTTTCTATCGTTTGCGCCTCCAGGAGCTTCCGCCGCGCCACCCCTTGGAACACCAGGGGCGATCAGTGTGTTGGCGTCCACTTGGGGACCCGACGTTGATCTGCGAACAGAGTCTTCCTGTATAAACTTTTCGAAGATGGCCGTGACCCGTGCTGTGTCAAGGTTCTGAAAAGCCCCCGTCAGGCTTGCCCGACGAGTCGTACCAGAGAATATGTCAACACCGTCCAGCCACGCAAGGAAATTCTCATCCTCGTTGATGACGCGCCAGCCCCTGATGGCCGGATTCGCATCCATGGTCTGGAACATCAGGTCCTGACTGGACTTCATTTGAGCCTTGGCGACGGTGCCAGCGGCTGCTTTCGTCCGGGCAAGCTCGGTTTCGAGCTTCTGCATGGTGGGACGAATCATGTTGTTGGCAAGACGCGCCACGATGGGCAGCAACTCGCCGTAATCTTCGATCTCTTTGTCGGTCGCGCCGAGTTCTTTGAGGGTTTCCTCGGGCGACTTCTCGACGGTGGGGGCCGGTGCGACGCTCGGCATGCCGCCGCGCTCGATCAGCTTGTCCATCGTCTGCTGTTGAGCAGCCATGATCTCGCGGAGCGAGGCCATTTCGCTGTTGTACTTGCCCTGAAGGCTCCGGTACTTCTGCGCCCAGTCCTCTCCCTCGGGTGCGCGCGTGTCGGCGGGCGCGGGCGGCGGCGCGAAGCTGCGCGGCTGCTCGGCGGCGGGCTGCGGCGGCTGATTCTGCGTGCTCGCCGGGACCCAACGGCGGTCGTTGTTCTCATTCGCGCCGGGGCGCTGGTCGTCCGGCATCGTTTGGACCTCGGTGCCAGCCGGAATCTGCCCTGGTTTGGCGTTCAACTCGGCAATGAGCTTGTTCGCGGCGACCACTTGGGCGCGCGCGGCGGGCGGGAGGTTCGAAGTCGGGGAGATTTGGGCTGGTTGGGTCATGATGGGGTTCCTGAGTTGCCGTGGATGTCTTTCAGTTGGTTGAGAAGGGCTCGGCATTCACCACGAAGTGCCTCGTCCGGGAAATCAGAGTTGAGAAGGGCCTCGACACGCTTGTTGTACTTGGTTTCAAGCATACTGACGTAATGACGCCAATGGCCGTTGTCTTTTAAGCGGAGAAGATTCTCCGCAAGTTCCTGTCTGGATGTGCTCATAGACCTAGGGGGTTCCCTAGTGCGGCTGTAACCAGGTCGGTGTCACCCTCGGAGCGACCAACTTTCTTGTAGTCGCGGGTGTACACACGGCTGGTGGGTGCCGTACCGATGTCGGACGCTCGTCCGAATTGGATGTCGCTGCACTTGATGCATTTGCATCCGGGGGCGCACTTCAATTTCGTTCCGCCGTCCTCTTTCGGGAACAGGCTCGGCGGAACTTTGGTTCCAGGTTCGCTCATGGCGTTCTCACTTCGCGTAGTGCGTCTTGAGTTCGTAGGGTGCGCCGGGGAAATCATGGTTGCTCGGCTTCGGCGCGTCGAACACGTCGGTGCCCTTCGATTCCTTCTTCACCTTCGACTCGGGCGCGGGCTTGTCCGCGTTCATCGTCGGGATGTGGGTCTCGTTGCAAGTGATGGTCGGGCCTTTGCCCTCAGAAACGATTCCGTTTGCCATTGTCTTACCCTTGGTTTTGCCTTCGCCTTTGAACTTGGCGGGATCATTCTCGGTGAACGTCGGACCGACCTTCTGAGAGATGACGTTGGTTGCTCGAATCTTGCCTTTCATGTGGTGGCCCTCAGCGTGGCGCGGTTGACATAATGCGATCCTACCCATGTCCCACGTTGCTTGCAACAGTATTCACAGGGGCAACTTGGGGAGCGGGTGGCACCCCCTGATGTCCGCCTGCGCCTTGGGGTGCAGCGTCGTTTGGCATGGGGGTGTTGTTCCCAGTCGGGTTCGGTCCACCGCCAGCGCCCGGAGGCAGACCGGCGAGCGGATTCAAAGCCGCGTTCGGCAGGTTCCCGGCCAGGTTCACGTTCACGTGAGGCGGCGGAGGAGCGGGCGGCGCGGGCGGCGGCGGCGGCGTGTAGATGCCCGGAGGCGGTGCACCCGGCAAGTCGTCCGGCTGTTTGATCTTGACTTCCATGCCGATGTTGTCCGCGATCTTCTGGAGAATCTTCGCGACTTCTCCCGGACCGATAAGGGCCTGGTAGTTCGGGTTGTTGATGGTGTTGAGGAACTCCATCTGGCGAGTGAGGTCCTGCTCCTGCTTCGCAGCTTGGCGCACACCGTCAACGATGATCTTCTCGTCGCCGCGCAACATGCCAGTCGCGTCGGTGAGCATGATGAAGTCGTAAAGCATCTGCATCAGCGGCTCGAAGATATCGTTGTCGATGTTGTCGGCCACGTTCTGCAATGTCTTGTTCGCGTTGTTGATCAGCATCGAGAGACCGGACGCTGTGCGTCCCGCGCCCGAGCCTGCTCCGCCACCGGTGAGGTACCGGGGAATAGTCGAAACGTCGTCCAACATCACTGAGAACTTGTCGATGATGCCCATCAACTCTTGAGCGTTGCTCTGAGGCTGGAAGAACGTAATCGGGTTGCGATTCGGATTCGCAGGATCACCCGTATATTTCCAGCGTTTCCACGGCGACAGCGTGTCATCCTGCGTCGGGGAAATAAGCTCCTCGTCGTAGACCACCTGCGGGCCGGAACTGATCGAGATGTTGTTCACGAGCGCGCGGAGCGTCGCGTTGATCACGTCGGTCAGGTCGTTCGCGAGCGCGGGGATGCCGTTGCCATACAGCGTGCCGGGGAGCTTGTCGAAGCTCGTGACATAGTAGGGCACGCGCAGGCGCGGGCTCGGGTTCATCATCACTTTGAAGATGCGCTTGTCCACCATCCAGGCGGTGATGAAGTAAGGCTTGAACGGATCGTTCACACCTGGCACGTTGTATTCCATCAGGTATCGACCGAGGACGTGACCATGGAACTCAATCGCATTGATGAAGGTGTCGTCGAGGACATTGTTGCGGCCTTCCATCTGCGCGCGTTCATAATCAAAAATCTGAATCCACTCTTTGAATCCACGACCTTCATAGGCTTGAATGATCGCGCGAATGTCCTCCTCGCGATAGCCAGGGAGGCCGATCAAATTATACAAGTCCATCACCGAGAGCCGTTGACGCTCGAAGACTTCCGTATTCTCAATCTGGGTCGCACCGGGGGAGAACCATACGTCCCACGGGCTGACGCGCTGCCAGAAGAATTTCGCTTCCTCGTGCGCGTGCATCTTCTTCTTTCGGTCCCACTTGAGGCTCGTCGTTCGACGGGTGATTGGACCTTTCACGACAGCGTACTTGTACACCGGTAGGTCGCACAGGAACTCGCTGAGGGCATGGTAAAACTCGCCTTCTTCCAGGATTTTGTCGATCTTGCGGGTCGCGTCCTTCGCGTCCTCTTCGGCCTTCCGGCGCTCGTTCAGCTTCACGGCTTCATAGAGATTGTGGAGGCGCTGCTCGATGGCATCCTGCGGGACCTTCTGGCCCTGCGAGTTGGCGCTCAGGACCTCTTGGTGCACGAGCGTGGCAACATGCTGGTCGATGTCGTCAGGGACCACGGGATCAGACGTGGGTTCGAGAGTCCACGGTCGATCCGAGTTCATGTACACGTTGCGCAGCAGCGCTGTCGCGCCACGGCACTTCATGGACATCAGGCGGGTGTAAACAGCCGAACCACCAAATGATTCGATCTCCTGGAGTTTGCCGGGGTCGTACTGCCCGTTGTACGCGCGCATGTCGCGTATAAGCTCGTCATCCACTGAGATGACTCGGCGGTGCCGGACAGCCTTCTCGAAGCGCTGACGAATGTAATTCGCCAGGTCGGTCGCTACCTCTGGGGACACTTTAGACAGATCAATGGAGCGCTTTTCGGCGGCGTCCAGTTCGTCGTTGCCCACTACCCTCATCAATCCACGCCCCTGATGCTTCATCGGCTCCAGGGTCTTGTCCTTCTGTCGCTTGCTGGCTTTGCTCGACGCGCCGTCATAGACGCCGGGGATCGGGCTGGCCGCGCGGGCTGAGTTCGCTAGGTTCGCGAGACTCGGCGGGGAGCCTTGGTTCATCGGGGTGTCACCACCGACTCCGATGCCGGGGGTACTCATCGAGGTTGGAATTGCACCGGCCATGGGGTACTCACAAAAAGTTGGTACGAACACCTGTCGTACATTATGTCCACTAAGTCCAGCCGCCGCTACCTATTTTTCGGGGCTGGTTGTTGTCTCGCCTTATGCGAACTAATCTACCCAACACCGTGCCGCTATGACCTAGCACCGCGTATTGCAAAGCGTCCGCGATGTCCGACCAGGGGTGGCCCTTGTCCGGTATCGGCTGGAGGATGCCGCTCTTGGTCCGGGCGTACCGGTACCGGCTTTGCATCGCGCGGATCAGGGTCGTGCACGTCGGGCTGATCAGGAGCGCGGCTCCGCCGTCCCGCTGCTGAAGAAGCCATTTCTCCACCGCACGTAGTCGCGGTTCAATGTTATTCGTCTGCGCGGGCTGCGAGGAGAGACCCATGCGCTTGAGCATCGCGAAGACTGACTCTTCGCCGATCTGCCCACGGGCGACGCCAGAAGGATCGCCGACAATACCAGCAGGCAGACGATTGTATTTTGGTTGCGCAAGGAGTGGCCTCAACTTGGTGATGATGAATTGCTCGACGCCCATGCCGCTCTCGGTGAGTTCGTCGAGGACTGTGAGCCGACCGCGAGGGTCGGTCTGCGTGATGACTGCCGCAGGGTTGCGGCCAAAATCCATTCCGATCACGATCATGGTGCCAGGGATCGGAATGAGTTCTGACTTCGCGACGTGGAAGTCGCTGCGGAAGCTGGCGCGGAACACGGCCTCTCCCGACAAACTTGGGGTGATGCGATTGTCGATATACTGCTCGACCCACTCGGGTGAGTTCGACTCGATCAGGTCCTCGTAGTATCCGGGGACCAGATTCATCTTGTTCTCTGCGATGGCCTCGCGCGCACCTGGCTGAATCCAGTAGCCCCACGTCGGGGGCAGCGGCTTACCCATCAAATCTTTTTCCTCTAAAATTTTGTTCCACGGTGAATCCTCGCTGAACGAGTTTGTCTCGCCAATAACGCCATACCAGGTAGGTCCACCGTTCATCATCGAGGGGTAGCGTCCACACCGCGACAAGACATCTAACAAAATCTGCGGCGGCAACTCTCGCAACTCGGATAGCCAACCTGCGGTTAAATCCAACGAGAGCAATCTTTGGACGTTTTCGGGTGTGTCGAGGGGGAGCATGATCCATTCGGACTCCACGTCGCCGAACTTCAGATCGAAGCTATGGTCCTGCGCGCGATAGACGGCGACTCCGCGCAAGAGTTCCGCGATGGTTTTCATGGAGGTCGTCTTCAACTGCGGCATCGTGTTGCGGACGATCACGAACCGCGTGCGTCGAATCCCATCCTTTGGGTCAGGAGCTTGCTGAAGCGCGCGCCGCAGAAGCTCCATCACCATTGCGCTCGACTTACCCGACCCCACCGGCCCCCGCACGATGCGGATGCGCTGATCGCTCCGCATGAAGGACGCGAGGGTAGGTGGGGCCGTGTAGTCGAGGTCGCTCATTAGAACATCTTCCAGTGCTTACGAAGAAGAAGTTCCGTCGTTCGCCGCACTCGGCGCTTGGACAGTTCCGTCCGCAACCGGTGCCGCAGGGGCGACGGGAGCAGTCCCATCCGTCCCCGCATCAACCGCTGAAGATTGGCTTGCTCCAGCGGTGCCAGGAAGAGGGGCATCGGTACCCGCATTCGCAGTGATCTGCGCTTCGGTGGCATCGACAAGAGTCTGGTCGGCGATCACGGTCTGCATCGCGGCGATCAGCACGTCGATCTCGGCGGAGGTCTTCGTCAGCGCTTCAACCTGAAGCTGCTGGCCGATGGCTTGGCCGATCAACTGCACGTTGCTGCTGAAGGTGGTGATCAGGAGGTCCATCGCGGCCTGCACTTCCGGAGTGACGGCGGCGCTGTTGATCATCCCCAACTGGGTGACGATGTTGGCCTTGTTGTTCTGGATGTTTCCCAGAATGACGTTCAATTGGTCGAGAGTCTGACTCATGGCTATTTCCTTACTGTGTATGGATTGGAGGTATCGAGAATCGGCAACGCAGCTACCTGCGCTTCAATCAACGGTCTGCGCTCCGCGCGCCGAACATCGCGGAGAGCTTCGAGGCGGGAAAGCATATCAGCATTGCGCGTGTCGCGTGCAGCGATATCAGCGCGGAGTTCTTTGATCATCTTGTCCTGGCGTCCCAGCAACTGGCGCATGGTCTCCTGGTTCGTGCCGAAGTCTGCCCACGACTCTTCGGACATGATGATGATCCGCTGGTTGTGCGGGGTGTCCATCACGTAGACCTTGCCGCGCGCGGCGGGTCCGTTGGGGAACTCAGGTTGTTGAGAGGCTGGCTGATCCATTGTATGTCTCCGCTGTGACTTTGATTGGTGGCGCGCTGCCGCCGATGTTGATGGTGATGTTGTGCTTCTCGGTCGTGCCGTTCTCTTTAGGCACGTTCGTGACCGTACTGATCTTCGTGAGTTGCTCGATGGCTTCCAGCTTGGCGTTCACGCCGATGCCTTCCTGCCGGATGATGTTGAACAGCGTCATCAACGAGTCTTCGAGCAGGAAGCTCGCCTTCAACTGGATGCGCGTCTTGATGTTCATGTCCGACTTCCAGACGCGCTCCGCCTCGCGGTAAGCGCTGGAGAACAGGGCGTTGGCAGCCTTGGCCTTCAAATCCGTTATGGTAAGTCCGTATGACTCCAACACCTTCTCAGGAGTGCGGATGTTCGACACGAGGTCCCATATCAGCCGCGCGTCTACGCTGTTGATCGCGTCGTCGGCACCCGGCGTCGATGCGGGCTCGATCTCGAACATCGGCGGGAACACTTCGTCCATCTGGTCACTCATGATCTTTCTTCCCATGATCCGTAGTGTCGGAGGGCAGGTCCGACTTCGTAGACGGACGTGAGACTGACGCGGTTGATGCTACGTCGGTCTCGCTCACCTTGACCACTGTCTTCGTGTCGTCGCGGTGAATCCAGTTGACCACCGCATCGCCTGCACGAAAGCCCCCGAATATCCCGAGACAAAGGGTCACGTATTCCCCTCCGGTCATGCGGGTATACCAGCAAAGAAAGAGCCCCCCGCCGCAGATCAGCAGCGCTAGGTGATAGTTCCGTCCCATGAATTTGTCGATGAAGGTTTGCATCAGTAGGTTGGCTCATATTCCATCGCTTGTTTCAGCAGTTGATCGAACACGGCCTGCCACACTTCAAGCGGCGCTCCGTACTCCACATTCATTTCCATCTCGTAGACGTTCTTCACGACGTAGCAGTTCACACCGAGGCCCACGACACAGAGCGCTTTCTCCGCCATCGCCAGGATCGTCGGGTCCTGCGGCGGCATCACCGGGTCGCGCGCCGCGAGGGCGATGTTCTTCGGACCCTTGTAGCTCGCCTTGTCCAAGTCGAACGAGAAGCCCACCTTCTGCAATGCTTGGCCGCGTCCACCATCGAATCTCATGTCTGCTCACTTCCGGTGAACGGCGTGATGCTCACCATCACTCCGAACACCAACACCGCCACGCCGTAGTCGATGCGGCCCTTGTGTGGGCGCGCTCGGTGAGTGTGGATCATCGAGAAGGTCGGGAACTGCAAGCGCTCACCGTAGCCCATCTTCTTGAACCGGAACAAACCGAAGTAGGTCTTCGGAGGATTCTCTTCACTCTCGTGGTGGCAGATTTGTTTCATTTGCGAATGTCCTTTATGAGTTGCCCGGAGTCGATGGCCTTCTGGCCCTCGCGCACGACGTACTCTCTCATGCCGATGCGAATCAACTCTGAGTAGGATGTGTTCTTCAAGGCCGCGATCTTCTTCAACGCCTCCAGGACTTGCCTGTCGAAGTAAAAATTGATCCTCTCGCGGTCGCCGACTTTCGTTCTCGCCATATGTACATTATGACCTGATCTCGGTTTTGCACAACCGAAATATTATGTCACATGCGGCCTCCAGCCAGGTTGTTCAGGACATCCCGCCACTCTTCGAAACTCGCCGTGGCTCCGACACCCGACCGCTTACCGCTCTTGGATATGATCAGGAAGTGGTTGATGTTCCATCGCGCCGTCGCCCCGCTCATGATCAACAACGCGGTGCACGCGTCCGGCACGGCGGGCTCGGCGGTCCCGGCGCTCGATGGCGTCGCCTCCTCGATCACGGGCCGGTCGTAGTTGACCTGGCTGCCCACATCGTTGTTCTGCGCCATCACTTCAGCAAGCGTCTGTTTCTTTCCAACTGCGATTTTTCTCATGACGGAAATTTATCCAATGGTTGTGCGGGCGCGTGCCCGTGGGTGAGTGTGTATCCAAGGAAGGTGTTCCAGTCATCGGCACTGGCTTGTCCGCCTTCAAAATAAACGAACGTGCGCTGTCCCCGCACCGTCAACTGAACCTTCCATGCCCGGAGGGACTGGTGCCAGTCCAGGCGCGCGTCGAGCAGGCACAGGACGGCACGCACGTCGGGGTCCATCATCTCGAAGAACGTGACCGTGGTCTCGTCATCGACGGGCGGCGGCTCATAGGGAATCTCAAACACAGAAATTTTTTGGACGATGCGGTCCTTGTTCGCCTGCTCCCAACTGGTCATGCGGCGCACCGCGTCGCGCACTGGGCCGTAGTCGATGTCTGGGTTCAGCGGACAAAGCCTGCTCATATGGTTGTTTCCTTCCAGCCAGCGCTGGTGATCTTGCCTAAGAATACAGACCATTCCTGTTGCGTGCCACCTTTGAAATGCCGCGAGGTCCACGGGTAGCGCGGCGGCTCGTAGTCCCGCTGCCAGATTTTATGCTCGCGCAAGATCGGGTCCCACTGCGAGTACAACCCCAGCAGCACCAGCAACTCCGGGACCGCATCCGGGAGGTCGCTACACAGGAAGTTCATCGTCAGGTTTCTTCGCATTTTTCACTTCCATCAGGATCGCGTTCCACATCTGGTCGGTCATCTGTGCAAAGGCTTGCAGCGTCATCGTGAACCGGTGGATTTTCGCGCGGGAATTTTTCTTCATCACGTACAGCGTTTGCGCGTGCACGTCGTAGCTCAAGTCGAGGTCGAGCAAGTCCGCCGCCGCCTGAACGTACTCCGTGAAGGTTCCACGGAACACGTTGGCACCAGGCTCAGGCGAGTGCTCAACCGCCGCGCTCATACGTTTCTGTGATTGCAGTGAGGGCACTCTGCCACTCCTCCATCGTGGTCCACTTCGAAGGGATGTGATATTTTTTCAAGCCTGGTTTGCCGACCAACCAGGTCGAGCTAAACGGCGCAACCTCGAAGCCCGCGACGAGAATAAGCTCTCGCACTCCGGGTGCAAGTTCTGGAATCAAAGTCATTTCAATGCTCCGTTGCCGAAATCCACAAGGAGGCCCATCACTTCGCGCCACACAGCCTCGTCTTGACCCAAGGTCTCAGCGTCGATGCGCACGTACTTCAAAGTGGCTGGGTTATCGATGCTCCACATACGGACACCCTCGTACATATAGCAGGCTGCTGTCAACTTCATGAGACCAAGGAGCAGCGTTGCTTCTTCAGGAATTTTTCCGACGCAAGGTTTTGCGTGCAGGAAAAAATCTAGGGGTGCCTTCTGCTCAATGATCGGGTCTTTCACTTACGCTTTCCGGCTGCGGCTTTGCGGGCCATGCCATCTTTGCCGAACTTCTTCACGCCCTGCTTGTAGGCGATCCCGCCCGCCTCTTTCGCGGGGAGTCCTTTGCCTTCGAGCTTCTTCACCAGTTTTTTGAATGCGCCCATGTTGTCACCTTGTCTGCTGTGCGGGCTTACTGCCATCCCGCGTGGTTTGTCACTCTGATCCTGAATGCGATTGCGCGAGCGAGGGGAGAGCATAACGTATGTATAGACCCTATGCAAGCAAAACTATACGCGAAAGCAGAGCCGGACGGGGCACCCCCCCCCCCCTTGGTCCATCCACCCATGGGTCGTCTTACATAATGAGGGCAAATTCCCTATTTGTGAGAGAACGATCACCGCAGCAACGAAACCGGCTCGCTCTCTTGGTCACGCTGACACACGCAAGGGTTTTGCGCTGGGACTGTGGTAGGACACTGGGAAACTAGGTCTGAACGCCGCGCCAGGGTACGCAAATCAAAATGACACGTGTCGTGAGTAACGATAGGGCTACGCGGTAACTCCGCGAGTAAATCCGCCCAGCAGCTAGACCGCGCAGCCCGCGCCACCGCATGGACACAAGGTCCTCCGGTCACTGTTCGGGTTCCGGCGAAAGCCGAATGAGCGCACTACCTTGGGGGTATCTCTCAAGTGTCTCGCGGGCTTCGCGGGCTGCTTGAGTGATACCCTCAAACGGAGCAACGATGAAATGCGCGAAGTTATTCATGGTCGGTTGTGTGTTCGCATTGGTGATCGCTGGTTCGCTGTCAGCCGTGACGCGAGTCGAGCAGATCGTATACACGCACAAACTCAATTGCGATCAAGCTGGGGACGACAAATGACGATTCCGGCCCCGCGATTGATTGGTACTCGGTCAATCAAAGCGTAATGCGTCAGCACCTTGGCGACAGGGTGCTGCTTGGATTGCGTTCTAACACCCTCAAGGAGACTGACTATGTTTACCCTTTACACTCAATCGCAGGTTGCCTCGAAGGTTGCTCGCGTTGTTCGGATCGCTGGCCGCGTCGAAGCGGAAGTGCATCAGATCGCGTGCAGCATCTTGGATCACACTCGCATGCATGGGGACTACACCCAAGCTCTTGTGCTCTTGAACGGATTGCCCCGTGGCACCCGCGTCAAGGCGCTCGCGTTTTGGTTCAAGAACTTCAGCAGCAACAAGCTGATTTTCACCTTCGCCAAGGGCGAGTGGACCGCTGAATTGAAGAAGGACCGCGCGGACGGTGACTTCAAGATTGCGGAAGCGATGGAAACCTCGTTCGCCGACCTGACGAATGAGAAGGACCCTGTATCGGTCACGGTAGAGTCGATTTTGCGGAACCTGAACCGCAACGCGACCAATACAGACATGCACGAAGATGGCAAGACGCCGAAAGTCTCCCCCGAGGCCCGCGCGTTTGCTAGCAAGCTTGTGCTCCTAGCCCGCGAAGCGGGACTCGATCCGAAGGTTAAGCAGGCCGCTTAATCACCGCAGGGTCTTGTGATGATGCGGGCTGGACGGCTAGCCCGCATCTCACAGCATCTTGGCTGTATCCCTTTGTCCGTTCCATGATATGCGGAGCCTAGACAAAGGGACAAACTGCTAAGTCATTGATATTACACAGCCCGCATAGTGTATATATCCCTTTGTCCCTTTGTCCCTTTAATATAGAAATATTGTGAGATAAGGGGTATGTGATTTAGCGACACTGAAGCGCTTGGCGGGCGCTGACCCCAGCCCGCGCCGGGGCTTATTCGCCAACGACCTGAGATATCAAAGGGACAACGGACAAAGGGACAAACTGTCCCTTTGATTGAGCGTCCAAAACAGGAGTTAGTGCAATGTGTATGTATCAAATAGTCTCCAGCACCGGAAAGCCGTTCGGCTCACCGATGCGAGATTCAGCACACGTTCTTCGTATGATCCCAGCGAGCATACGGCCCATCATGATCAAGCTCGGCATGCGCTTGATCCTCACCGACTCAGTAGAGTACCGCGCGATGCGGGCCGAGGGTCTGCCTTCACTTCTCAGACCACAGGCCGAATAATTGACCGCGAGTTCACTTCTCTGTAAGCTGGCATCCGCCAGCTTACAGAGAAGCAGGCTCCTTCAACTCATATAGGTATCAACATCATGGCAACAGTAACTGCTTCCAGCGTTGCTTCCGTGGTCGCTACTGCTGACACAGATATCACTGCCGTGAAAGCGGCATTGGCGTCTGCCGAGTCGGCTGCGGCAACGAAGATCGCTTCGATTGTTTCGGCCCTCCAGGCGCACGCAGCGGCCCACCAGGCCGAGGTAGACGCGGCCACGGCACTGATCCAAAAGGCGAGTCCGACCAGCACAGCGGGCGCGGCAACGGCTGCGGCGTTCGTTCTGACGAGCCAGCCTTGGGTTCAGCGCGTGGTGAATTTCTTTGGTAAGAACTGGCGATATGTCGCAGCGGCCCTCGCGGTCGGTGTGATCGTATACGCCAAGGTTGGTCTGCATCTCCTTTGACTTGGGTCAACCAGCCCGCATAGCGACCCTGAAATCGCCGAACTGAGCGTGGCTGGTACCGAGTCTCGAAAGATCAGCTTAACCAGCCTCTCAGCCCCCGCAGCCCGCATAATATGTGCGGTCACTGCGGGGGCTTTTTCTTTGGGTGTTGACGAGAGCGAACTCTCACGAGCTTTGGGTGAGCACCGAGCGACATCGGTGCCTTAAATAGCCCCTACGTGGATTAGCTCTTTTGAACATCTAATCAGGACCAACGGCGCGGCGGGCGGATCAACGCTCAGCCATTACCAGTGTAGCGATCCATGGGTGGTTCCATGGGGCAATAACCTGCCGCGTCGCCTGTGAGGGTGCTTCGATGCAGCCCATTGTGGTTGTCAGCGAGCCGTGGTATTCGATAGGCGGGTGGACATCGCCACCGAGCGTGCCCGGTCATCCCAGCATAGGCGTGACGCGAGCACCGGAGATCGACCCGAGTTCAGCGGCCAGTGGCTTGACGCTGCTGGCAGGAATCCTTCTAGTAACCAGAGGACGCAAACATGTCTGAGAAATCACACGTGACGATGGAGCAGCACCAGTGCCCCATTTGTCTGCAACTTCATGACACAGGGGCGATCTTGCTAGACCGCCAACTGCGTCCGCGCTTCGAGCGTAATACCGTCACCGGGCTGTCTCTGTGCGCAGAGTGCCAGAAGATGGTCGATGATGACCGTACTGCCTTGGTGGAGATCGACGAGGCCAAGAGTAATTCGGCTGGTCGCAACACCCTGAGTGCAGACGAAGCGTATCGCACCGGCGCTGTCGCGTGGGTTCGCAACTCTGTGTGGGATCAACTGTTCAACGTGCCCAAGCCCGCGAAGAACGTCATGTTCGTATCGCAGGAGAGCTTCAACATGTTGCGCTTGGCGATGTATCCGAGTCAGGGCAATGGGTAAAAACAAGCTGGATCACGGCGGGGTGCACAACGGTGTGCGCTCCCGCCTTGGGCGTAGGCACATGAGCGACGACGCAATCGAAGGGCAAATCGCACACTTTTCAATGCGCGTCATCGCATTCAAAAGTGACCGAGACCGCTTAGAGCAGGCACTGATCGAGCAGAAGCAAAACAACTCTGCCCAATTGGAAGCGGCTGCGCATGCGTATTTTGATGCTAGGGACATCCTGGCACGACTGCAACGTGAGGCCGAGCGGCGAGTGCTGAAACGGAACATCGGCCAGAAGCGCCGAGCCCGCCTAGCGGCAAAAATAATGCGGCCATTATTGTCAAAACCGGCCCAACATCAGGTCACAGTAGTGTTAGATGAGTGGAGTAACCTTAAGGAGAGTATCGATGGCGAAAAAGCCAAAGAAGAAAGTCACAGCGAAAGCGGTGGCTGAAGACGTTCAGGTTTTAGGTTTGGATATCGCTGAGGCACAGCGCGAGATCGAAGCGTTGCGGACTGACCTCAACGACAGCAACGAGGCCATCGATGACCTCGAAGAAGCGATCTGCCCGCGAGTTGCAGCCCGCTTGACCGCGTTGGAGAAGAATGCGGAGGGTAGCAGCATTGGCTACCGTGCGCGGTTCGAGCGCCTTGAGAGCGTTGCGAACAACTTCCTGGCCGACGAGCAGATGAAGCTCAAGGCGCTGAATGCGATCACAGGTCTTGGTGCCAAGCTTGGCAGCCTGGCCGCGCGCATTGCATCGTTGGAAGAACGTGCTGACGAGCGTCTGAAGGACGTGCCGACCCAGCCGGAAGCTGACATCAGCGGGTTCTCGACACCGCAGCCGACGTTGCGTGGTCCCGATCCGTACATCGTTGCCCAGAAGCTCTACGAGCGTGATTGCATCACGGCTCGACGCAATGGTGAGACCGTGAGTTTCGCGGACACTTGGATCAACCTCCCGAGCGAAGTTCGGATAGAGATTGCCAAGGCGGCTGAGGAACTGATTGCAATCGTGCAGTCCAGCTAACACGTGTCGATTGCTGCCTCGAAAGAAAGCAGCCGTCTGGTCCACGAAACGGACCACCATTCGATGAGCGCATTCGGATTGGACCTCGTGAGCGGCCTACGAAAGTCGCCTATTAGCGAACTGATCTGACCGAGTGCTCTCTTCGAATGGCAACACAGGTTCTAAGTGAATGATCGTGGGCGCGAGATGTTAGTCGGCGATTGCCCGGTGGGCATGACGAAGCGTCCGAGCCATGATCCGCGCTGCCATTCGCTATCTACTAGGAGACCAACATGAGCGACCTGGAACGAGTTCAACTGATGCACGACACCATAGTGGTGGCGCTGCAATGCGCGGGGGCAATCATTGTCACCACGATCTTGATCCTATATCTAATTTGGAGACGCCTGTGAACAGCATCAAATTCAACACCAAGCCGGTTGTGACAAACCCGCAGGGTGACGCGGGATGGCCCATAGTGCTGCTGTCCAAACTGGAGCGCGCGAAGAAGCAACTCGGCGAGCGGCATCTGTGCGCTGTCCCGGTCAAGAAGCGCGCGTCATGAAGACGCCCATCGGGTATCAACTGCTGCGGGAGCCAGACGAAGATGGCTGCGCAACCCTGTACACATTCGTAGTAGATCGTGCAGAAGCTTCTTGTCATGCTCAACGGAGAACGATGATGTACACACAAAAGCATTATGAGAGCATGGCCGATCTGATCCACAAGCGCAGGCTCGCGATCACAGCGGCTCCGCAGGCTACGTTCGGCGCAGCCGACGAGAAAGCGGTGCGCATCGATGCCATGAATCAGATGGTGATCGACATGGTGGAGATGTTCAAGCGGGACAATCCGAAGTTCCGTGAGTTGATCTTCATCGCGCGGTGCAATCGTGACCTCACCGATCAACACTAAAGCGGAGTTGGTGGAGTTCCTTGCACACACTACTGGCAAGGAGTTGTGGGCAGAGTTCCGCAGGCCCAATGGGGACTTCACGCAATGGTTCCACGCTTGGAGGATGACCAACACCGAGTCGGGATACAAGCTGTGCTTCCAGTACGTCACGACTCCGAAGCCGTGGCTCTGGAAGGACAGACCGGACGGCGAACTGCTCATAGCCTATTACAACATGGGCTACTTCAAGAGCGCGCCGCACCCCTGGCCCGCGTGGTCGCCCGAGCACATGCTGTCGAATATCGGCAGTGGTAGCAAGGGCACGATTTATTGTGCATTGCTGAGCGGCGTGTCGAACACATGCCTTCAGCAGTACATGGCGAAGCTTCGTTCGCAGGTGGCGAGCGATATCGATTTGATGGCGATGTTAGACAAACACTACCGTTTATTTAAGGAGACGAGTTAAATGCGCATTCTTGACCTGACAAAGATTGCGAGTCAACTCTACAAATCCAAGGACACCATTTCATTGGTGGGTCCTCCGGGTTGTGGGAAGACTCAGGCAATCCAACACACAATCGTTGCTCAACTGAGCGCTGAATATGGAGAAGACTTTGGCTTCCATTGCAGCCTTGCGCCGACGATGGACGCGCCGGACTATAAAGGGTTCCTGCTCCCGATCAAGAATCCTGACGGTACCGCTGGCAGCGCTTTCACGCGCAGTCCGGAACTTCCCAGTAAAGAGTACCTTGAGCAGCATCCCAGGGGGATATATTTGGTTGACGAGTTGTCGTCTGCCGAGATGCTCACACAAAAGGCACTGGCGTCGGTACTACTCGACAAACAATATATA